GGCACAGCAGGTGCTGGTTGGGTAACTGTCGCATCAAACGTCAGTGGCAGACACCATGGTGAAGTTATTGTTTCAGATTCTGATTCAGGCGATCACTCTTTTATAAGAATTGATTGGTTGCGTAGTTATGCAGATTCTGAATTCACTGTTATAAACTCTGGAGGTCATGCGAATAGAATCACTGCTGTTCGTGTTTTAGAGCAAACAAGTGATCTTACCTACGGGACAAAGTACCTACAGGTTCTAACCACAACCAGTTCCACCTACTCTGTTCGCGTTAATACAGTAGCTGACGTAGGTGGATACAGTAGCCACACAGCGGTAACTCCGGTGACACAAAACACTATTACTGGATATCAGACTGGCGCGGCTACCGAATTGCTTGATTCTAATAATTTAGCTAGTTCCCAAGGAATAGCATCTGGTAATGGAGTGTTTCAGAGTACAGCGGAAGATGCTGAGTTGAAGTATTATTACAATGGAAGCTCCTTTTCAGGTCTTAAATGTAGCATTAATGGCGCGCAAACAACTGCGTCTAGTGGTAGATTAAGATTTGGTTCTTCCACCGCCTCTTTTTTGCAGAATGGGCCGGGAGTAACTTCTAATCTTACCATTGGCGCTAATGGCGGTTCTTCGTTCTTTTATGGGTCTACAAATGCCGCAACACATCATGCGACAATAGCAAGCCAGTCAAGGTTTGATTGTGGGTACGGCTCTGTCCAAGATGCTTATATGGTCAGAGCGTGGGGTCGCTTTGAGATGACAGGAACTCATTCGTTCCGCGATGACGAAGGGTTTAGTAGCATCACAGATATAGCAACAGGTAGATCAAGACTTAATTTTACAAACACTATGCCTAATTCCTATTATTCAGTGCAAATAACTGCTGGAACGAGTGGCTACACAAGTCAAGTAGCCGCCGCAAATATTTATTCTGCAAGCACTTCACAGTTCTACATTAGCGTTGAAGATGTTGATAGTAATTTCATAGATAAAGATCAGATGAACGTAACGGTGGTCAGATAATGAAGATACTATTTCCAATAATTGAAAATGGTGTGAATGTAGGTGTGGCTGTTATGTCGCCTAGTACTAAGTGCGGCCTGACGATTGAGCAGATAGCACAGAAGGATATTGACCCGAATGTACCCTACAAGATTGTAGAGGATTCTGAAGTACCTACTGATCGCACATTTAGAGATGCTTGGGAAATTGACCCTGCAATATGTGATTCTGGTGTAGGTGCTGATTTTGGAAATGGAAGTGACAATGATGTTCCTTGGGCTGAACAGCCATTAGAGAGAAATTATGAGGAAGGGGAAGAATTAGAATGATCACTGTCAACTTAGATAAAGCAAAGCAAATTACCAAAGACAAGATACGCAAGACTCGCAAGCCATTACTTGAAGCGCAAGACGTTGCGTTCCAAAGGGCATTAGAGTCTGGCGAGGACACTACAGCTATTGTGGCAGAGAAGCAGAGACTGCGTGACCTGACTAATCCTGTTGACGATTGCGCTGACACTGACGCGTTAAAAGCGTTGATTGATGCGTAGCGTGCAAAATTCAAACTTATTAACAATGGAGCAACAAATGAAAATTTTATCAGCTATAACTCTACTGGCCTTAGGTGGCTGTAGCACATTTAACGGCGCTGTAGATGGCGCACAGGAAATCGTAGCCACTACTGTAGACTCTGCTCAGACTATGGTGGTAGATACGGCTAAGGGCATAGGCTCAGGTTCTGCGACTGCTGTCGAAGGCGTTGCTAAAGACATTCGTTCTGCTTCTGAGTGAATAGAAGGGCTTTTTGATGATTGATCCAGTCACAGCAATGTCGGTAGCCGTTAATGCGTTTGGTACTATCAAGCGCATGGTGTCTGCTGGCAAAGAAGTAGAAGATACCTTGTCACAGATTGGGAGATTCTATGGTGCTGTGTCTGACCTGTCAGAGCATAGACGACAGGCTGATAACCCTCCCCTGTTTAAGAAGATCATTGCCGCTAAGTCTGTGAATGAAGAGGCTATGGAGACATACGCCAGGACTAAGCGTACTCAGCAGATGGAGCGTGAATTGAGGGAGTTGTTAATGTATCAATATGGCAAGGATGGCTATCAAGAACTCGTTGATCTCCGCAGGTCTATTGCCGCCCAGAGGGAAAAGACAGTCTACCTCCAGGCACGAAGGCGCAAAGCGTTCTTCTGGAATAGTATCCAGGTCACTGGGATAGCTGTACTTGGCTATGCTGTTTATTTTGTATTCGCATTAATATTAGGAGCCACCAATGGCAACGGTTAGGGAGGCACTTTTGAAGCTGGAGGCTCATGAGCGCGAATGCTCAGTGAGGATGCAAGCTATTGAAGAAAAGTTTGCCCGTATAGAAAAACGGCTTGATGATGGCTCCGCTAAGTTTGATCGTTTTGATTTGGTGGCTAGAGGCATGTATGTGCTGATTATCGGCCTGTATTGCATGGAGAAAATATACTGATGCTAAAGCTATTGATTGGACCTATTGCAGATCTTGCTGGCGGCTTTTTAAAGAACAAGGCCGAGCAATCTAAGGCCAAGCACGAAGCCAAGATGAACGTCATCCAGAATGATGCTGACTGGGAAGCAAAGATGGCTGATGCTTCTGGCAATAGCTGGAAAGATGAATTTTTTTCACTGATACTAAGCTTGCCCCTGTTCTTTATTGGTTATGCAATAGTGGTAGATGATATGACGATAATACATAGAGTTGAGCAAGCATTTGCCGCATTAAATAATCTGCCAGATTGGTATCAGTATTTATTGTTTATCGCAGTGTCTGCCAGTTTTGGCATTAAGGGCGCTGACAAGATAATGAAAATGAGAAAGTAATGTCAGAGACCCCTAATTATTTTAGCGCCCAGGAACTAACCTGCCAATGTGGCTGCAATACTGTTGAGTTTGATCTCGGATTCCTGGCTAAACTTAATGCGATAAGGCATGAGGCTGGGTTTGGCTTTACGGTATCGTCTGCGTACAGATGCCCAAACCACCCCATCGAGGCGCGCAAAAGAAATGGACCAGGAGCGCATAGCACCGGGCAGGCCGTTGATATAGCTTGTAGTGGAGCAAAGGCTTTAGAGGTCATCCGTATAGCACAGAAGCACGGCATATCGCGTATCGGTATACAGCAAAAAGGATCAGGTAGGTTTATACACCTGGACGATTGCAGTGCAGAGCAAGGCTTCTCAACTCCCGCTATTTGGTCTTACTAGAAACACAACTGTTGTTTTAGCGTTTTATAATGTTTATACTGTTTCTCCATTAACAGGAGAAGTGTATGAAACAATCAGAAAAAGTAGACGCAATAGCCAATGCTCTTTGGTGCGCGCAAGCAGAGATGGGCGGTGCAGTAAAAGACTCATCAAACCCATTCTTTAAGTCCAGCTATGCCGATCTAACATCCGTTATTAAGGCGATCAAGCAACCTCTCTCAAATCATGGTTTAAGCTATGTACAGTTCCCTATCAATGATGGGGATTCTGTTGGCGTTTGTACCCGACTCATGCATACATCTGGGCAGTGGTTGGAGAACGATATAGTCTTTCCGCTGGCTAAGAAGGACAGCCAAGCTTTGGGCAGCTTTCTCTCGTACATTCGTAGGTATTCCCTGACATCTATCTTTGGTCTGCCGAGTGTGGATGACGATGCGGAATCAGCAATGGTTAGAGGTGATGACAAGAAGTTAATTACTGACGATCAGATAATCAGCATCAAGAAATTACTTGATGAGACCAAGACTGACGATGAGAAGTTCTGCAAGTGGATGAAGGTCAAATCTGTGGATCACATATCAGCTATGCACTACGACAGAGCCGTAGCTGCTCTTGAGGCTAAGAAGTGATCATCCTGGACCACGAGCAGGGAACGGAGGAGTGGCTTGCTTCACGCAGAGGTAAGCCGTCCGCTAGTATGTTTTCTAAGCTGATCACCATGACAGGTAAGCCGTCATCGTCTGCCGTAGGCTATATCGATGAATTAGTCGCAGAAGTCATAACTGGTGAGACTGAGCATTTTAGTAACTCGCATACCGAGCGAGGCACTTTGCTTGAGCCGGAGGCTAGAGAAGCCTACGAGTTTATAACCGATAATGAAGTGCTAGAGTGCGGGTTTATTGTAGACCCTAGCTTCAGCTACGGATGCTCACCTGACGGCTTAGTTACTGAGAACGGAGAATCCGTAGGTGGCTTAGAGGTCAAGTGTCCTGCCGCGAAAACGCAGGCTTCATACATGCGTGACCCTTCATTAGCCGTAAAGAAGTATTGGTGTCAGATACAAGGTTGTATGTGGCTAACCGATAGGGATTGGTGGGATTTATTTACCTACCATCCCAAGATGCCTCATGTCCTGGTCCGGGTGGATAGGGATAATGAGTTTATAGAGAAAATGGCCGTTGAAGTTAAGGCGGCTGCAACTGCAATTAAAACCCAAGTGGAGAAACAACAATGAGCATTAGCGTAACTGGTAAGTTAAATAAGCCTGCAAACCAATTCCAGGCTGGATCAAGTCAAGGATTCGGTTTTAGGCTTGGAGTAAAGTTCTACAACCGAGAGACAAAGGAAGATGAGTGGACTAATTACGAAGCTGTCGTATTCGCAAAGGAAGGCGCTCAGGCTAACTTTTACAAGCAAGTGTTAGTCAAGGGGTCGATAGTAGAGGTAAGTGGCTCAGGATGCCAAATAAGGACTTTTAACGGCAACAATGGACCAGTCAACAGTATTGCGATCCTCGATGCTAAACTAGGCTTTATGTTTAGTACTGACAATCCGCCGTCTCTAGATAAGCCAGCAGAGCCATCTAAGCAAGATATGACAATGGCACAGCTTGAAGATGACCTTCCCTTTTAGCCTAAAAAAGCCCCCCCGCAAAGGGGGGCAAAACCATAGGAGAAGTGAAGCTTGCGCCTCACTCTCCGATAATAACACAGGATTTAGATGAAATGACTGATGCTGGTAAATGTTTAAGGGTGATGCAGGCTAGGTGGGGCATATCAAGCGTTGATCTCGCGGAGAGCCTGGGATGTCACGCGCAGCAGGTATTGCGCTTTAGGAAGCAGGAGAATATTAAATTGCATACGTTACAGCGGATTTGTGCGATTGCTGATATTAGCCTGGACGACTTTGTTGCTCTTAATGATGAAGTATAAAAACAAAACCCCCTTGCGGGGGCTTTACTTTGGCCTTGAGAAAAGCCATACTCGCTGTGCGATCAACAAGAAAGGTAAGTTTAACACAGTAAATCTACGTCCTGTAGTATCTTTTACTGTCCAATATCTTCTTTTCTTTCGCAGTATTCGGGTGTGTGGACTGGGAATTAATAACCCACGAACGAGAGTGACCCCTCTATTAGCACCCTCTAATCGGTTTGACTGCCGAGTGGGGAATAACGATGGCCAGGATGGCATGATTCTAAATACGAATACGGATAAGTCACTAAGTTGCTTTTTGCCCTTAGATTTTTTAATTATGCTCTTGAGTATAAAGGGTTCGGATGTCTTTAAAAAAGTAACTTATATATAAAAATATAATATATTAATTATTTTGTAGAGCGAGGCTTGCCGAGCCATAGGAGATAAAATGTGGATATTACCAAAGAATTACCAACTGTCATCAGCTTTTGCAGCGGATATGGTGGCATCGAAAGAGGACTTGACCTTGCAGGGGTTGAACATAGAGTCATCGCTTTTCTGGAGATCGAAGCCTTCGCCATTGCGAACCTGGTTAACAAGATGGAAAGAGGACTCATACCTCCCGCACCTATTTACACGGATCTTAAAACCTTCCCAGCGGAAATCTTTCGAGACAGAGTTGACATCATTACTGGAGGCTACCCTTGTCAACCGTTCAGTAAAGCCGGTAGCAGAAAAGGAGAAGACGATCCAAGACATCTCTGGCCGTTCATTAGGAGACACCTGCAATCAATTAGACCTCTTCAATGCTTCTTTGAAAATGTCGAAGGACACATCTCGCTTGGACTCTCCAGCGTCATCAGCGATCTGGAAGAAGATGGTTATCGATCAACGTGGGGAATATTTAGCGCGCGTGAAGTCGGCGCTCCGCACCAAAGAAAGCGAGTCTTTATCATGGGCAACGCCCAACACGATGGATCATCTGACTGCGAAAAGCCCAGAGACATTGATAAGACAATCTCAAACTGTACGCAAGGGCAGGACCAGGCCCTCAAATCTGAGAGAGCAAGTAGACCCGGTGGCGATGCAGATTTATCAAGGGGAGTGGCCGACAGCGACAGTGTTCGATGTGACGGGAGGAGGGTATCCCACGGCATTGGTAAACGGGAAGTGGAGATCAAAGCACAGCAAGGATCAGGACAGTCCTTGGTACGGAGCGAAACTAAAGGACGCAGTGGAGACAGCGGAGACAATTTGGCCGACACCGACAACCCAAGACAACATCCAGGTTGCGGGTCAATTCAACAACCCGAAGTCAGGAACGACTCTGGGCGGAGCAGTAAGGAATTGGCCGACACCGAGAGCCTCAGAGTACAAGGACTGTGGTCCAGTGGGGAGCAAGAGCCATGCTCACCAGAAAAAGAAATACTACCTGTCAGCGGAGGCGAAAGAAGAATCGATGCCTCGTGGCCAACTGAACCCAGCGTGGGTAGAGTGGTTAATGGGTGTCCCGACAGGGTGGACAGAATTAGACTTTTAGGTAATGCTGTCGTACCCAAGACTGCTGCGAAAGCATGGATCACTTTAAGCAATAGGTATAAAAATGAGCAAGGGCAGTAAACAAAGGCCAACCAATAAGGCCGCATTCGATGCAAACTTTGATTTAATATTTAATAAACCAAGTGGAGATAAACATGAACCAGAAAGAGAGATTGTTGAATTACCTGCAAAACAACCGAAGCATAACAAGCCTAGAAGCACTGACTGAATTAGGCATATTTAGAGCGCCTAACCGAGTGTCAGAACTGCGGAAGGAAGGTCACATTATTTCAGGCCGAAATAAGACTGTAAAGAACAGGTTTAACGAGAAGTGCGGTATTAAAGAATACACACTAGGAGAGTTTTAATGATTCTTAATGACGGCAATGACTGGGAGCCAACCCCTGAGATGGTCCTCAACTGGAAGGAAAAGTTCAAAGGGACTGACGTTAACGTAGAGCGGGAACTGGTCAAGATGGACCTCTGGTGTGATGCCAATCCTTCCAAACGGAAGACACCTAAAGGTATCAAAAGCTTTTGTACTCGCTGGCTAATCAATGCTGAGAAGCAAAACGGCCAATCAATAGAATTGCAGAAGCATCAAGAGCAGGAGTTTTCGAGGCGGCTTAAAAAGCGGCAGTCCAGCATAAGGGAAAGGACTCTGGAGGAGTCTATGTGCGACATTACCTGGTTAACTGGTGATAAATATCTGATGATGAAACAGTATTACCTAGATAAGGTTGGCTGTTATTTTGATGGAGAGATGCACTATGGCAGCTAAAAATAAGCCGACAAAGAGAGTATTCAAAGGCAAGCATCCCTATTTCATAGATGGAGAAACTTACACCGTTCGGGAGTTGTCAAATTGGACTTTGCAGTATTGTCAAAAAGGTGGTGTGATTTCATCCACCTTAAAGGGCAGGCTTGAGGGTCTAGACTATTGTGAGCCAAAGCATCTTTTGTCTGTTGCTGAGTATTATGAGCAGAGTAAAGAAGTTAAGAAGCTGAGAGGTTACTGCAAGGAAGCAAGAGAAAAGGTATTGAATCAGCCCAGACTTGAAAATGCCTGCGAAAAGCTTTCTCAGAAGTGGCTGATGGTGAAGTTATGAAAGCTGAAACTGTTTGTGTAGAAACTGATCACGGGCTTGAGGAGTTCATCTCCCAGGTCCGAGCTCGGTACAAAGAGCATGGTGCGGTGACCTATAAATACAAGAAAGGTCGTAGCCGATCACCCGCACAAAATAACAGCCTGCAACTATACTGTGAAAGGTTAGCTAATAAGCTAAACGATGCTGGGTTTGATATGAGACATGTATTTAAGGAAGGGGCTGACATACCCTGGACAAAAAATACTGTGAGGGAACAATTGTGGGGAACTATACAGAAATCCTACACAGGCAAGACAAGCACTACCCAGCCTACAAGCAAGGAATATGGCGAAATTTATGATATATTGAATACTCATTTAATTAATACTTTAGGCATATCTGTGGACTGGCCGAGTAATCCAGAGTCGGAGATGCTTAAAAGGAAGTGACAATTGAATAAGATTGATCCCAGGATATTAAAGGAATTTGCTACGACTGGCAGGCATCACGAAGTATTAGATGCTGTAATTGAATATGGATCAGCTAACAAAGGTGCAAAGCATTTAGGATGCACTAGGCGCAATGTCGATAAAATTCTAAAGAGACTAGAAGCCAAAGCTGCAAGCCAAGGCGTATCACCTCATAGAGACTTAGTCCATCAAACCGCAGAGGGCTTTGAAGCAAAGCGAATATCCACTGCATATAAAGATGACGGGTCTAAAGCCCTGCAATGGGTTATCCAGGAGCGTTCTAAGGGCTTAAACAAAGACCAGATAGTAGATGCCATTGAGGGCTTTGAATGGAAGCCTGCGCCCAAGATACCTGCCCCTAAAGGTCATGACTCAGACCTTTTAACACTTTATACCCTGACTGACTTTCACCTGGGTATGTATTCCTGGTCCGCTGAGACGGGTGACAGTTGGGACATGTCTATCGCAGAGCATGAGGCACTATCTGCAATAACCAGGATGGCTGACGGCTCACCTAATAGCGAATTAGCGATTTTAAACCTGCAAGGTGACTTCCTGCACTGGGATGGTCTACTCGCTGTTACACCGGCCAGCAAGCATGTATTGGATGCCGACACTCGGTATGGAAAGCTAATTGAGATGGCTTTATCAATAACCATGCAGTGTATTGAGATACTGTTGATCAAGCACAAGAAGGTCAAGCTTTTGGTCTGCGAGGGTAATCACGATGAATCTGGGTCAGCCTGGTTAAGGAAGGCAGCAAAGGTTATTTACAAGAGCAACCCAAGATTAGAGGTGGACGATACGGAGTTCCCGTACTACGCCCATTTGCATGGTGAGATAATGCTGGGCTTCCATCATGGTCACAAAAAGAAGAATACAGCACTGCCTACACTATTTAGCGCAGAGCCTCGATACAGGGCAATGTGGGGCCAGGCAAAGTACTGTTACATACATACAGGCCATTATCATCACAAAGAGCAAGATGCATCGGAAGGTGGGGGTGCGATAGTAGAAAGGCATCCTACCTTAGCTGGCGCTGATGCCTATGCAGCTAGGGGCGGTTATGTAAGCTGGAGGGCGGCACACGCAATTACTTACCATTACAAAAGTGGTGAGCATTCAAGAAAGACTGTAGTGCCGAGCCTAAAGGATGAGTAATGTTATCCAGTTTCCAAAAAGTGGAGTCAATGCTACTAAATGCTTCTGTGATTGCGGTAACAGCCTTGAGTATTGGGTTGGTGATGATGATAGTGCTTACGGCGTTTGCACTCACTGTAACCTTGGATATCCAACAGAAATTAATCTTATTGAAGAGGGAGAAGAATGAAAGGTCTAGAAAATCAAGTCGGTGGAGACCATTACAGAAACAAGGCGATTCAACCGATACAGTACATCATGGCAAACAAGCTACCTTTTTGTGAGGGAAACATCGTTAAGTACATCACAAGATGGCGAGAAAAAGGTGGCGTTGAAGATTTACGCAAGATTAAAGAATACTGTGACTTTCTAATCAAGGAGGAAATTGATGGCCAAGACGAAGAAGTCTACCGTAGCCCAAGAGGTTGATAAGGCCGCAAAGCTTATGCAACGGCTGGTGAGGTTAAAGGCATCTGATGACAATGGGTACTGCCAGTGCGTCACATGTGGGAAGGTAGATCACTACAAAAATATGCAGGGCGGTCACTTCTATGGTCGCAGGCATTTAGTCTTTAAACTGTACATCGAGAATTGTCACCCCCAATGCCCTGGTTGCAATTTGTATGGCATGAAGACAACTAAGATACAAGAAGCCTATCGTATCTATATGGAAGACATGTACGGCGCGAGGAGGATACGGGCAATGCAGCGATTAGCCTGGAGGCCGTCACCTAAGTTCAACCGGGAGCAAGTTATCCAATATGCTCGTGATCTCAAAGAGCAGATAAAAGATCAGGAATGGCGTATAGGGGAAATGTAACAAAAGTGTTTACATGATGTACATATTTTATTAATATGTCGATTCATTCAAAAAACAAGGGTAGTAAAATGTCATATAAAGACTTAAATGAAATAGTTGCAGAAGCGATGAGTGTCACACCTAACTGGGATGGACATGTCATTGATCTAGACGATAACTTTAAGGATATGTTATCTGCAAAATGGCTTGTATCACACACAACTTGGTTAGATGATATATATCCGCATACCTGCTCAGACAGATATGAGTTGGCGCTACACATGACCTACTCTATGTCATCATCAAGAATGCTGGCGGCGTTTTTCAGGGATGCAGCAGATGATCATAAAAAAGACCTAGATAATGATGGTTTTTGGTCTGAGGCTTTAGATAACTTTGAAGGCATATTGGATGAGGCCGACTTTTGTTCTCAAGTTCGTGACAAGATATACCTTTATCTAGAAAACACGCTGGAAGAAAAGGTAATGGACAGCTTCTTATACATGATAGAAGATTACAAACAGCACCAAGGGGTTCACTAATGGACATTAAAGAATTGATAGATCAGGCGCACAAAAGTGCGGACAGAGCGATTATGAAAGCGCAGATAAAAGTAAAGATAGAAGATGCAAAGCAATGGCTAATGACAGATATAGTAATTAAGCGCGCATACTTTGCTGTAGTTTATTTTGCTCTGTTTGGTTTCATAGCGTATGAGATTGCAATCTACTAAAAAGTTTTAGGCCGAGGTCTTTTCCCCTGATGTACCTTTGACCCAGACTAGCCCGCTGGGGGCCGATAAGGGCTACTAATCCTGAGAGAGTGGTTAACCGTTTTCTACACTCTCTATTTCCCACCCCCTAGCTGGGTCCGTATCTGGCTAGGGGTTTTTTTATATATCATTAAAGACATACCTCTAATCTAAAACAATCATTTCAAATCATATCTGATCATATATACAATGCGCGCCTAACTAATCAGGAGCCAGCAGTGATAATTTACATGATCGTTTTCACCCTTATTTCCCTTTCCCTCGTAGCCGTAGACGATCTGCAATAGTTTACATTTACGTTTAAAAAGTCCACAATTCACACGATTACTAACCGAAAGGTGTGAAAGATGGACAGTATGCAAATAACAAACCGCATAGACCAATGCATCTGCTTTGAGTTGGATGACTTACTCAGCCAGTTTGATGCGATCATGGATTCTCTTATGCAAACCGATGTGCAGCGGCATACGGTGAGAGAAGCATTAACAGAGTGGTGTGAACTTGTAGCTGACCATGTCAAGTTTACAGTAGAGCAGTCCCAAGAGTTTACCGAACTGCATTTACCAGGCGAAGATATCTTCGGAACAGAAGTTTGATATAATCGGATAAAGAGAGGCCGGTTATGTTCAGAATAGATTGTGACGAAAACGTACACGAGGCAGACCTAGATTTGGTCGAGAGGTTTGCTGAAGCATTGGTAGATAAAGACCGGGTGCAGATGCAGGAAGTGCTGTATCTTTTGGATGAAAGGATGGCTGGAGAATGCACTTGCTTCTCTGTCACCTGCGTTTGCGGGACCTGGTCCTAAAGCTATTCCACGGCTATTTCATAGATACATTCTGAAGGCTATTCCACGGCTATCCCGTGAATACAATCGAGATTCATTATGCCCATTAGTTTACGCATCGATACGCATGAAATAGAAAAGACCCTGGATGACTTGCAGAAGAGCCAGGTGCGCTTCTCTCTCTCCAGGGCAATCAATGCAACCATGTTCGGAGCGCAAGGCTTTCTCAAAGACACTATCGATAATTACGTTGAGGGAGGCGCAACGCCCTGGACTAAGCGTGGTATCTGGGTAAAGAAATCAACAAAGAAGCAATTGTACTCAGCAGTCTATATCGAGGATCAAAGAGAATATCTAAGCCTGCTTGCTTTCGGCGGGACCAGGACACCATTAAGGGGAATGAACTACCTTATTGGCCCGGTATCTCAGAAGCTTAACAAATACGGAAACATTCCCCGCAACACCCTAAAGAAGAAAGCTTCTAACGATAAGCTTTATTTCTATGGCAAGCCAAAAGGGCGTAACAATAGACCTCATGGATTGTATAAAAGGTTTAAGAGAAAGCCGCCAGAACTCATTATTCGGACGAACATTAAATCGATGGAATACGAGGCTCAATGGCCAGCTAACAAAATTGCATTGGCTTACTTTAAGCGCCACTTCAAGCGGACATATAACAAAGCATTCAACCAGGCTATGAAGACAGCTAGACCTCTACCTGGACCAGTAGGCTTCTAACGGCTATTCCATAGCTATTCCACAGATACATTTTAAATTCACCTGGCTACCTGGTCGGGTGTTTTTTTATGGCTATTCCACAGCTACCAGGTAAAACTATCCTGGTTACACCCCTTGACATTCTTGCGGCTATTCCACGGCTATTCCATAGGTAGATTTTGGGCCAGGTCCGTTCCCTGATAACTTCCTGATAACTTCCTGATAACTACTCCTGATAACGATATTGGCCAAGCCTACACGGAGCCTGATCAACAGACTATTTCTGCTGCATGTGAAAATAACTGCGTAATAAGTAAATAAGCATTTATTATTGCATCCTGGTTCGCCCTGGATAAGACCAAATTTGTCCAGGCTGGCGGCTATCCCACGGCTATTCCACAGCTATTCCACAGCTATTTTCTGGCGGCTATCCCACGGCTATTCCACGGCTATCCCATGGCTATCCCATGGATACGATCTAGATTCATTTGTGAGGGTCAAAATCGGGCAAAAATCGTCAAAACGTAGGATCGGCGGGGCCTGTGGCGTATCTGCTGCGGACTCCATTTTATTGGCGGGGTAAATTGGCGGCGCGATGTGGGCAAAAAGGCGCAAATTGAGAGCGGGCGAAAAATTGCTATATATGTATAAACAAAAAAGGTTGTTTTTTGGCGGTGCGATGCGCTATATTAGCAATACGCCGGAATCATCCGGTCAATCAAAAAGGGTTTAAATATGAATACTTCAAACAATAACGTATTAAAGGGCGATTTTGACCGCCGCAATAGAGAATCGAACGCCGCGCAATATATCGCGCTCAAACAATTTGAGAAAATAAAGCGCCGCCAATTTTGGACAAATGCTTTTTTATCTTTTTCTGTTGTTTGGTGCGCCATTTGGGGCGCTTATATAATCAACATAATCACAGGGGCGTAATCATGAAATTATTATCAATTAATGCAAGTAACACCAAAATCGCTAAAACGCAAAAAGGCGAGAAAATTCCAACCCGTTTAGCATCCCTGTCACTGTATCCCGATGACATCATATGCGCCGGTAGTAAGGCCGCAAAATGCCAAGATGGTTGTTTAGTTTCAGCCGGTCGCGGTCGATTCGATAATGTGGCGAATGCAAGGCGCGCCAAGACGGCCTATTTCCATGCCGATCAGTCCGGCTTTATTGATCAGCTTAAAAAAGAGCTGACTAATTTCGACAAATTATGCAAGCGCCAAAACGTGCGCGGCGTTGTGCGGCTCAATACTATTTCAGATATAGCATGGGAGAATTACGAGATTCCGCAATCATTCCCTAATCTGACTTTTTACGATTATTCGAAACGGGTTAAGCGCATTGGTAACACCCCTTCAAATTATAGTTTGATGTTCAGCTATTCCGGCGCGCCATCCTACAAAAAACAGGTTGAACAAATGCCCGCCGGTTATCCCATGGCGGTAGTATTTCGCGGCGAATTGCCTACTGATTTTATGGGGCGCAAAGTAATAGACGGCGATATAAGCGATTTGGACAATTTGCGCGCCGGACATGTTGTGGTCGGACTACGGGCGAAAGGGAAGGCCAAAAAGGATACAACCGGCTTTGTTGTAGATTCCAATCTAATAGCTATAGGGGCTTAATTATGAATAAGATTCAACTAAATGACGGCGAAATTTATTGTTATAACTCTGGTGGAAACAATCACCATTTAGCAATTGAAGATGGAGAAGAATGTCATTGGCTAATTAATCCGGCGGATATTGATGAAAATGGCTCCATTGACCATGAAAATGAATATCCAAAATATGACACCGATTGGTGTTTATTTGGTTGTGTTGATTATGGCTATAAATATGAACAAGATCTTTATTTTGTGGCGCGCTTTAAAGATGGGGTAGAGGCCATCAAAGATAATAAAGGCGAATCATTGCATTGGTTGGGGCAGCTGGCTAAAACGCATCCTAGATGCCGTTTTGTACACTATGACATTAAACGCCATATGCCCGCCGATGACCTCAAAACGCTTTATAAAGCCGGTTTTATGGACGTATCATGGGATAATGATGAATGCGCCAGCTTTTACCTTACAAGCGAAAATGGCGGCAATGCTGACGGTATGGGTATTGGGGTTGTTTTAATGGATTTGGACCAGGTGGGGGCGGCGATTCCGCAATATTGCATTATTTACAGCGATTTAGTAGATGATGAAAATCCAGATGGAATTTATGACGATGTCAGCGATGCAATAGCGGCGTACCATAAATTTTTAAATATGGAGGGTAACCAATGAGACAGTTCGAATTAACTAAAGTAACTACTAGCGACTACAAAAACGTCAAATTAGCGCCGCCGCAATATATCGGGTTATATTGTGATTTAGCGCATGCAATGGTCGAACAATCAGCTATTGATCAATATTGGGTAACAGATGACGATGGGAACGAAAATTACACCGAAGAAGCGCAAGAAATGTTTAATCATTTTGTCGGCATTGTCGAATACATATTAGAAAATAACGGGATAAACAATGGGGGTATCGAATGAATATTGACGCGGCAAAACTATTTTTGCGGACTTTGCATATAAGGGAGATTTTATTCCATCTAGATGATTGCGCGCATCAATGCATAGGGCATACGGTATCGGCGCAAGAATGCGATGTAATTAATGATTTTGTGGATGCTATGTTCAACGCCAATTTAGATTGGGGGCGCTATGAATGCCCCCATGGCTATTGTATTGCGCTAATGGATGGGAGCGCCCTTTAATGGATGACGATCAATATGCATGGTTTATTGCCATAATCGGCGGCATTGTTACTATCGCGCTAATCATCGGTCTAGGATTAATTAGCCAATAGCCACCACCACCACCACCAATACAGCGCCCATTACGGGCGCTTTTTTTTGCCCGCGATAATCTGACAGCGCCCCGCAGCACCGGCGGCCAGATTAATACGGATTCGCTGGCCGTTAAAAAATGCGATCTAAGCGACTTTCGGACCTGGCCCCAATAAATACCCATTGTCAGCCTGGACGGCTTAGAATGGATTCCAGGGCGAATTAAAACCTGTACATAAAACCACTGGTTAACCATCCAGCAAAATCAGCCCGCATCGAGGGCGAATCTATGCCGGAATAAACCGGCCAAAATCCGGCCAATCTGATCTAGTCCGGTCATGAATCGACACAATCCGCCACAAAATGGCCAAATATTGGGCAAATTCTCCACATTTTGGGTAGTTTTAGGGCAAAAGGTACTCCCAAAAAGCCACCGGGTGGGTAGTTCGCGGCCACGAATTCATTCTAGAGACAGAATTAACCAAACCTAATCCTAATCGGTAGTGTTCTTTACAAACGTAAGGTCTGGGATGATAATGAACAAAAAGGAGAAGTCATGGCATCTACCGGCGGAGTTAAGATTGGTTCTAGTTACGATGAAGCTAGAACGAGAAAAGTAAACGCAGAAGCAGAGATAGCGGAACTGGAGTTAGCGCGTGTTCACGGCACTTTGGTTCTGGCTGCTGATGTTGTCCAGGCTTGGGAAGATGTCTTGGGTGCGTTAAAGGGCAAGTTGTTATCAATCCCTACTAAGGCCGCTCCAGTCGTGTCTGCTGAGAGTGATGCCGCACTTTGTCAAACTATCCTTGAAGACTTAATGAATGAAGCATTGGAAGAGTTAAGCAACTATGAGCCAACAATCGATCCCGCATCTACCAGCGGACTTAGTGCTACATCTGACGAAAGCGATAGCGGGTCTGAAGCCGCCGCCAAGACTAAGCGTAAGCGAGTGGGCAGACCAAAGAAGACGACTGGATTCGCAGACAAGTAGTGAGCCAGGTAAGTGGCATACCAGTCGCGCTGAATATCAAAGAGGGATAATGGATGCCTGTGCCGATCCAGAGATAAGAGAAGTCGTTGTGATGGCAGGAGCTCAGTTAGGCAAGTCTGAGGCCATCTTAAATATCATTGGTTACCACATCGATAATGACCCTTCTCCGATACTTTGTTTGCAGCCTACTCTTGAGATGGCTCAGTCGTTCTCAAAGGATCGAGTTGCTAACGGACTGCTCAAGTCTACTCCCTGTTTACGAGGTAAGGTCAAAGACCCTCGCGCAAGAGACAGCGGGAACACAACTTTACACAAACTCTTTCCAGGTGGAAGTCTTACTTTAGTCGGAGCTAACAGCCCTTCAGGTTTGGCATCTAGACCTATTCGCCTGGTCCTATGTGATGAGGTTGATCGATATCCTGCTAGTGCTGGATCAGAGGGTGACCCTATACAGTTAGCGCGAAAACGAGCGGCAACATTCTGGAACCGTAAGATCGTTATGGTGTCTACTCCGACTAACAAAGATGCCAGCAGGATCGAGGAAGCATTCGAGGCATCTGACATGCGTTTCTATCAGGTTCCGTGTAAACACTGCGGACACATGCAGAAGTTAAAGTGGTCAAACGTGCGATGGGTAGACAGTGATCCTGAGACTGCTGGTTACATGTGCGAGCATTGCTCTGTGGTTTGGTCTGACTCTGATCGCCGATGGGGAATACGAAATGGGCAGTGGATTGCAGATAATCCTTTCGCTGGGATTGCAGGGTTTTCTATCTCTGGTCTTTACTCACCCTGGACACCATTAGCCGATGGAGTGAGAGACTTTTTAGCGATGAGGAAAAACCCAGAGCAGTTAAGGGTGTGGACAAACACTTATCTAGGCGAAACCTGGGAGGACCAGGGAGAAACTATCGATGATTATTCTCTAGCAGAAAGAAGAGAGGCTTACGGTGATGGAATCCCTGAAGAGGTAATATTCTTAACCTGTGGAGTGGATGTTCAGGATGACCGATTGGAGATGAGCATAATCGGGTGGGGAAGAGATGATGAGTCATGGGTAATTGATCACCAAGTTCTGTATGGCGATCCCTCTACGCCGCAATTATGGACATCCTTAGACACTCGGTTATTCACAACATATTTGACTAATGATGGCAGGCAATTGCCTATACGGGCTACCTGTGTGGACTCTGGTGGACACTTCACAAATACGGTATACTCCTATGCTAAGAAAAACTACGCTAGACGGGTTTTTGCGATTAAGGGTGTTGGTGGTGAAGGCAAGGCGATAGCTGGTCGGCCATCAAAAAACAATATCGGCAAATGCTTATTATTCCCGATTGGTGTTGATACGGTAAAAGACCTTTTGTTTGCTCGAATGAGAATTAAGGATGAAGGTCCTGGCTACATTCATTTTCACGATGACTTGAATGATGAATACTTTAGGCAGCTTACCGCAGAAAAGATTGTTACCAAGTTTTCTAGAGGATATAAGAAAAGAGTATTCCAGAAAATTAGGGCGCGTAATGA